TTTCTAGACGACCTATTAAATCATCATCTCTTTCTACTCTTTTGATAAAGAGCTTATAGTCATCAGGGAAGTCAGGGTGATAACAAACAAAGTCACACCACTTCCTACCTGTGCAAGCCATCTGCCACATCATTTGATGAATATATCTTTTTGGAATTACTGCGTTCTGCAATATCTCCGTATGTGTTGTTGCTTGGGGACATTTAATTTCTATTAAGCCCTCATCTCCTACCATTCCATCAGGACTAGCCCCTGACATCATGACTGTTGGGTGGTCTACAAAACCTTCCTCTTTAACATCTACATCTTTAAGTAGCCCTAGCTTTGCTATATAAGCGTTTCTAGCCTCATCTTCATACTCCACACCATGTCGCATTGCCTCATTCATAAATATCTTTACAGGCTTTCCTGTCAGTTGCTCGGTAATGAGTTGTGTTCTATACTTTCTTTTGTATTGGCTCTCACCATTCTTAACTTTAACAATCACATTATCTACATTACTAGCAGTGACCTTACCGACCCTTGCTTGAAACCACTCTGGCGACCTTTGTTCCATGTTTAAACATCCTTTTTAATTTTTTCTATAAATGGCATACATAACTTTCTGTCTGCCTCGTTTAAACCATTAAAATATTGTCTAGCCGTAGCTACACCTTGCTCTTTATATATGTTCTCTATGCGTTCTAGAACATCTCCCTCTGGTAAATCCTCACCTTGATAGATATATAAGCCAATACCATGTAATGATATAGCTTTTGCTAAACATCTTTGCATAGCAGTATTAAGTTGCATAGCATTAGGATTCTTAATAGCTTGGTTCTTAAAATCTATTACAGGTAATTGTGCAGTGACATTCTTACCAAATGCCTGAACTGTGCAGAACACCATCATACTGCCATCAGGTAATGTCATAGGGTCTGCATAACCCCATGTTGCTGACTCATCATGTTGCAATAAAGTATCTACTGCCCATGCCCATGATAGGTAGGTAAACTTGCCTTTTTTCTCTGTATATTTACTAACATCTATCTTTCTTAACTCTGCGTATTTACTCATGACTTACCCCCAAATATTTCATTTATAATTTGTTGTTTGTAGGCAAGTTGAGACATCTGTTCCATCTCTTGATAGTCTTTAGCCATTTCTTGTTGTAATTGGTCTTGTGATTCTACTTGCTGAACTGCAAGTGCTAATTCTGTTGATTTACTCATGGTATTTCTCCTTTCTTGTTAAAAGTTAATATACTTTACTACTGTTAATTTTGTTTGTCAAACTTTTATTTACTTTATCCCAATTTTTAGATTTATAAACTTTTCCATCTCTACTTATTGCTTTATATTCAACATCTTTAAAACTTTGTTTAAACGCTTTAATAAACTCATTAGCAGTTAGCATGGTCTCTCCGAAAATCTCTGTTTAAACTTGTTAAACCAAAAAGAAAATGTCCCCTCAAACGGATGATTTCTTTGTTTCTGAACCATCAAGTATGAAGTGCAAGGGTTATCACCTTCCTCTAATTCCCCTAACATCTTTGCCTGTTCTATATCTTTTCTTCTATGCAAACAGATAATATTGTCTGTTAGGTTTCTGATATGGCTACTCCCTAAAATATGTGAAGCGTCAGGTATCACTGTTTCATCTGCTAATTTTTTAGTATGAGCAACCAAAAACACATGAATGTTAAGGTCTCTAGCAAGGCAACTAATTTTATTAATAAATTTTTTCTGACTTGCATAATCATCTTCTGCAATGCTATCTACTTTCATTAGACTGTCTATAACAAAGACATCACAATCATGAACATTTTTTCCAAAGTGTAGACTTGCAACTAAATCATCTTCAGATGTTGTTCCTTGTGCATTAAATAACCACAATTTATTTTTATACTTTTCACAAAATTCCTCAATATGTTGGTCATTAGCTTCTCTGATTCCTGTCTGTTGAATCATTTTTGCTATCTGTATAACAGGTCTCATCTCCATACTTGCTACTAAAACATTTGTATAGGTCATTAAGTTAAGTAATACCTGTGATAAAAAAGTAGTTTTTCCTGAACCACTACTGCCTGTCAAAATTGTTACTTCCCCTCGCCTTACTAAAAAATTACTATCCTCATCAGTTTTTTGAAAGCCTAAAGAAAACCCAGAATTTTTCTCATTACGATAATAGTTTTTTACATCATTTACTAAATCATCAGTCGTTTTTACTTTAAAATCTGTTTCTTCTTCATAAAAACCACCCTCTTGCAAAGTTTTTCTGTTAATAGTCAACTGCTCTACAATGCTACCGACATCAGTTTTCATAAAGCACCTCTGATTTGCGTTGGTGATTTAGGATTATCATTCCACCTTTCTTGATTAATGATAACTTCAGGGCTAGGGTTAAAACCCTCTATCCACTCTCTTGTTTTTTTCATAGTAGCAGTCCAAGAAATAATTTTTTTAGAAATGTCATCTAGTTTTTTTGATTTCCATTTTTCTAAACAACCTTTCTTATTTACTTTTCTTTTTTCAGGTAATGCTTCCCACCATTTTTCAAAATCATTAGCAGTGCCTTTTACTACTTCAGATTTTAAAACAGTCAGCATTGATTCTTTTTTTAAGTCTTGCTCTGTTACTTCATAGAACCAATTTTTTGCGTTTAAACTAGCGTATATTTTTTCTAGTTTTTTCTCATCTTGTCTTAAACGAAAAGCACAAGATTTTAGGTCAGGCAATACACCATTAAACTGCGAGGCTAAATCCCAAGCCTCTCTTAAAAACAGTCTTTCTGTTTCTGACAATTCCATGTAAGTCACATCATTTAAAATATCGCCACCATACATTTTATACCAACTCATTTTATTTTTATGTTTGTAATGTTGGAACTTGTCCCAATTTTTTATTTTAAACATTATTTTTCCTTTTTATGTTTAAACAGATTTAGTTAAATACTCCTTAATTTCATACTGTCTTAATTTTGGAATCTGTTTGTTAATAAACCATTTTGAAACTGCCTGTCTACTAATTTGTAATTTGTCTGCAATGTCAGATTGATTTCTAAAATTTTCTAGCAGATATTCAAATGTAATTTTTTCCATTTATTACTCCTTGTTAATTGATTGAGATGTCATCTTATGCTGAACAAAAAAGATTGTCAAGTAAAGTCTGAAATATAAACATCATCATCACCCATATATATATTCTTTTCTAATCTTATCTTATCTGTTATATACATTGTCTAGAGGTTGTCTAGAGCTTGTCTATATCTTGTCTGTTTAAACATATAAATCAATAACTTAAAAATAATAAATAAAAAGGTTGACATTTATTTACATAGTATGTCATTATGTCTTTACATTAATAAAAAAGGAGATTAAATATGAATTGTGATAAAGAGTATGAATACGAAGTGATTGGTTACTTACTAGCAAAAGTAAACCAAGAAACAGGTGAAGAAGTATTGAACAGGCATGGAGATGTAAAGTTGTTTAAACACCTAGACAATACGATTGATGTTCTAGGATTTTCAGAAGAATCAGTAGAGGAGATAAGACAATGAGTAAATTACCAATAGCAAAAATAAGTAGAGAGCATTTTATTAATTGGTTTTATAGCGATAATCATGAAATAGACGAACTAGCAAATGAAGTAATAATGTCTATCGGACATTGTGGTAGCTTTAGTATAGATATAGAAAACCTTTATGGTGGTCTAGGTGGATTCCATGCTGAAGATATGATTGAAAACTATGAAGAATTGAAAACATACATAGAATCTTGCGAGGGATATGATGATGGTTGGCTTGAGAATCCCTCTGAATTTATAGAAGTTAAATGGACATAAGGAGTGTTTAAACATGAAAATACAAGTTAATACAGAAGTTCGCTCTATTTATGAGTTATCGGATAAAGAGTATGACCGAGTTACTAAAACAATGGAAAGTAAGGGTTACTCATGGAAAGATTTATCTGACTGTGAGATTGCTCAAGTTTATAAAAACAATGGGAAATTGATACTAGAAGAAACTACATATCAAGAAAATCCTATTTCTAATAAGGAAAATTAAGATGAGTAATTACGACTACGATATAGATATAAAAATACCAACAACAGTTAGGTTTAATAATGGCAATGTTTTAGATTTAAAGTTAGATGGCAGAGTTATTAGTGACTTAACATTAGATAGAATCTTTCAAGACATTGATGATTTTTTAGAGAATGAATTTCAAGGGGGGATTGAGTAATGATTAATTTTTTAATGGAAGATAAAGAAGTAGAAATTTTTTTGAGATTTAAGGCATGGAAAATGAACCTGATTGATAAGTGGGAAGTTTATCCATTTTGTCATGAGTATATAAAAAATAATTTAATATCAAAATCATTTGTTGTTGACACTGCAAAAGAAGTATGCGATATTAAATCTGAAGTCGTTGACATGAGATTAGACGACATATCTAAAATGTAAAAAGGAGTGTTTAAACATGGAAAGACGAGACGAAGATTGGATTAACCCTGATGAACCAAAGATGGGTTACAACGGATATTTTTTTGAATTAGATGATGATGATGAAATAGAAGTGGAAGTGGAGTTAG